ATGGTGTTATGGATGGTGTAACACTATTTGTTGGTGTTATAGAAGGTGTAACACTATTTGTTGGTGTTATGGATGGTGTTATACTAATGGTTGGTGTTATGGATGGTGTTATGGATGGTGTAACACTATTTGTTGGTGTTATAGAAGGTGTAACACTATTTGTTGGTGTTATAGAAGGTGTGACACTAGTTGTTGGTGTTATGGATGGTGTTATACTAATAGATGGTGTTATGGATGGTGTTATAGATGGTGTAACACTATTTGTTGGTGTTATGGATGGTGTTTGTGTATTAGTTGGTGTTATGGATGGTGTTTGTGTATTAGTTGGTGTTATAGATGGTGTTTGTGTATTAGTTGGTGTTATAGATGGTGTTATACTGATAGTTGGCGTTATGGATGGTGTAACACTAGTTGTTGGCGTTATGGATGGTGTAACACTAGTTGTTGGTGTTATGGATGGTGTAACACTAGTTGTTGGTGTTATGGATGGTGTAACACTAGTTGTTGGTGTAACAGATGATGTGATGGATGGAGTTGGTGTAACAGATGGTGTTATACTAATGGTTGGTGTTATGGATGGTGTTCGTGTGTTAGACGGAGTGACAGATGGTGTGACTGGTGTTCTTGTTATTGAAGGAGTAATCGATGTTGTTGACGTGATAGTTGGTGTAACAGTAGGTGTCTTTGTTGGTGTTGGAGTAACAGTAGGTGTTGGAGGTAACGATGGACAAAAAATATCATTTATCAATTCAAAATCGGTTGGTTCATCGGGACAATATTGGTCATCGATATAATATTGACCCAAATCAAATCCAAGACCCGAATGGTTTTCATATTTATGTCCAAGTAAAAGTTGTTCATTTACGTTGCCGTTAAAAACAATTAACAGTGTATCGTTATATGGTCCACAATCAGTTTCGAGATTTAAATTAAAATACAGATTAGGATTACAGTAATCCAAATCAACATCTATAACTTCAATTGGGAAACCATACTGATTTATTAAATAATCACCATGGTTATATAATTCTTTTGGATGATTACAACATGGTTCAACAAAATCTGTTGGTTTTATTTGTAATTCTTCAGGAAACCTATAATCAAAGAAATAACGACCATTTTGAGGTACACCAAAATTTTCAACAGACTTATTCGTATAAACTCTAAGTTGTGTGGTTGGAAGAACCTCAAAAACCTCATAATCATTATTTTGTGTTAATCCTGTTATTAAATTGCTTCTAATAGAACCTAAACACTCAATATTTGTTATTTGTACTTTTCTATATCCATATGTGAAAGAAAACCCCGACACCATTCCATCTAAAATATTTTGATGTGAATATGTTGAACAAGGTCTAACCTCGGTAGATAATATGTAATCACCAACAGATAAATCGCAAACACTTTTACCTGTTATTAAACCACTACTAATAAGAGATTGTATATCCTGATATGTCGTGTCGTCATTACAATCAACACCAGAATTAACCAATAAAACAGTTGAATCACACTTTAAACCATAATTAAAATTTGTTTTATATTCTAATTTTGGATGAATGGTATATCCCGTGTAATTGTCACAAAAGACAACTTCAGAATATGATGAAATTGGATTTCCAGATGTACCTTGATAACTTACAATTTCAAAAACTTCAGTATGTGATTTACCACTTGGTACGGGACAAGGGTCATGTTCTATTTTTGGTTGTAAACCTAAAATTCTAAATGAAACTTCTTTATTTGCGGAATCAACAATGTTAAAATTTATTATATCATCTTCGGTAACACCAGTTAATTTGTATACACAATCACTAACTTTTTCGATGTAAAAATCCGCATTTTCATTTGTGCCACTAATACAATTTGCATAAAAATAAAACGGCCAATCCCCACCTTCTTGTACACCCGTTTTATATCCTATTACTTCAATAAATAAATCAGAAACTAACGTACAACCCGTTGGGGTTTCACAATAAACAGTTCCGTCACCATATACATTGGCACTAATTAAATTGCTATTCTTGTTAACATTATAATCCGTTTCAAATCTATAATCAAAATATTCAGAAACGGAACAATCATTTGGACCTAATTTTACGGAAGAAAATCTAACCTTTTCAACACCATTTACATCGGTAAATGTTTCCCATTTAATTAATGGAATCGTTTCAGAATAATATGTTTGTCCTGTTGTACCCGTAAATGGGGAATATGGTTCATATCCCGCACTATTTCGAGTAATGGTGATGTCTGAAATTAATTCACTTAAAGCACTCAACCATAATTCTTTAATTTTATCAACATCAGGTTCCAAATAATCTTTATAATCACATATTAATGAAAGATTTACCGTATCACCACTCGTAACACCACTAGTACATCCCGTAAATGGTTGAGCATCAAATAACTTTGCACTATTTGAAGTGTTGGTTGTTCCACTTAAAACAACATACATATTTGACGTTAGTCCACTATAATCGGCTCCACCATATATTACTCCGTCTATTTCAATTATTGGATAAAAAGTAACACCAGTCAATTTTAATAAAGACCTGAAATTAGTTTCTTCTCCTAATATGTTTTCTAAATCCTCTTCGATATATGTTTCAAAATTAGGATATAATTCTTCAATAAATTGAAGGGGTTGACAGTCATAAATATACGAGTATTTTGGTCTTCCGAATACGTTGTTTTCAATTAAATTACCACCTGTCCAAAGTGTGGATGCGGGTATTAATTGTTCAATTAATTGAACCCAATATGGTGAAATTTTATCAACAAATTCTGTTACAGTAATTTGATGATATGGTGTGAAACCTGTGGTTTGTGAAAGATAATCACGATACACATCTTCCAATTGAATATAATTCTTTTTGTATCGAATTTTATTTGAATTCTTTACAAGATTATGAATAAATGTATCTAAAAACTCAACAAACGTTTTTCCTGTTTGTACTGGTAAACTGTTATTTGTTCCAAAAGAAATTTCTAACTCTTTACTACGTCTAAAGACATCGTAGTCAATGGCTCTAGCCGGTGAAATATATATCTCAATATTTTTTCTATTTAGAATTAAATCTGAATTATCTTCTTTAAGTCTTGCTTTGGTATTATCTATATCAGAAACCAAACCATATCCCGTATCTAAACCCGGTAATGTTCTAAAAACATTAAAATAATCTTCACCATAGGTATATGGTTTATTTTTTGTAATAATTGTTTTTGTTCTACCAGTTAAAATAGAATTTGTGGTGTCCAATATTAAAGGTGAACGATGTGTTAACGTTATATCATACCAACCTGCACCTTTTTCAAAGAAAATATCTTCTGTTTGATTGTACGCTCTTCTCGGTAAACCATTGATTTCGTTAACAGGGTAACCGTCTCTATCAAATGAAGTTCTTCCTGTGTAAGTTTTCTTTTCATATGTATAACCCGTAAGATTTAAAACAGCAAAAGTGTATGTTTTATTTCCTTGAATCGCATCATAAATGTCCTCTTCCAAATCAAAACTTGCGGGTAACGATGTAACTTGATAAATGTATTCATTAATCTTTATTAGTGGTTCGGGTGCCCCAAGAAATTTTAAGAAAAACTCTAAAGCCTTTCTTGTCCCTTTTGATTTATATATCTCAATAAGATTAACTAAGAGTCTTCTGTAGAACTCATATTCCGCCTCAACTAAATTCGTACCAGTAGAAACACCACCATATGTTGTGTTTATTCTTGTATAAAGAACGTCTTCTAATTTTTTTTCATCGAATAAATTTGTAGTCGATAATCCGAGATTTTCGGATAAATTCTTTAATAAGACATCAGGTAAATTGTTGATTGAGTCATAACTTACATTTCTCATGTAAGCAATGTTGTCAATATATTTTTTTACACTATCAAAACTTTGTCCATATAATTGGAACACACTTTCTGCCCTTTTATCTTCTGTATCAAATTCAAATAACTGAGGTGAGGATAAGAATCGAACCATTAAATTCGATTTGTAATCATCAATTTCGTTTGCAATATCATTCAACCTTGTTACATAAAGTTCATAATCTATACCAATAATTTGAATATTGTAACCGTCATTCGATAGTGGCCATGATGTTGTTACAGTTACTAAGGATGTTTTTGAATCATTTTGACTATCTCTCGGTACTCTAAAACTCGATGTGTATATTGGATTCGTTTCTCTGTTTAACAATGATTGTTCCAAATCATCAAGACCCAAGAAAAATTCTTCTATGAGTCCATCATTCGGTCTAATTAGAACATTGTTTAAGTAAGTGGAACCCGTAAAAGGTTGTCCATAAACTTTAAATTGGATTAAATTATCTACATTTGGTTCTGTATACTCAAGAATTGGATACGTAACATTGTCAACAACGATAACATATTTGGTGTATGATGAATAAAAATTCCTTAATTCATTTTCTGTTTCAGGTTTTACTATTGAATTTGGTTCAATAAGTACTAAATCAAATGGATTAAAAAATTTACTTCTCTCAGTGTAAAATATTGTTGTATGTGTACTATCATCGTATGTTGAACCCGATACACTATATGCTGAACTACTTATTGGGCTATCTGCGACAATGTTAATACCACCAGGAAATTTATTAATGATTCTTGTTAAAGAAACTAAAATACGACTAGATAGAGAACCAAATAATGATTTATCAGCGTATTTTTTATTTGATTTAAAACTTACCTCGTTGGTTTTTTTTGTTTTTGTTCTCGTTGTGGTTTGAATACCATCAACTTGTTTTATTGAATCTAAAGTTAAAAACTCCGAAAACGGTGTTGTTGAAAAATTTTTTGAATCTCTTTGAGGTATTACCTTATCCAAAGAAAAGACCGTGTTGGTTAAAGCAGATGTTCCATCTGTTATTTGTCTACCAACTAAAAAATCATTAAACGTTTCCGAGCCACTTGCAACTTGACTTGGTACTTTTCTTTTTGCCATTATGTTTCTGTAATAGTACCAAAGTTTAGTGTTTCGTCAATATCAGTTCTTTCTTCACGAACTTCATATAATGTTTCATTAAATTCATCCTTAACTTCATAAAGATTGTATTGTTTGTATATGTTATTGTTATTGTCATAAATGGTATAAATACCTTGTGAAACTGCTTTACTTTGATTACCATACAATGCGTATGCGAGAGTTGAAGCATCATGTTCAACCATTTCTATCTCTATTGTTGTAGGATTTAAATATGTGTTTGTTAAAATTATTTTTTGAGATGGTACACCAATAAACGGAACCGTATTTGGTTTGTTTGTTGGTGCTGAAGATGGTGTTACTGTTAGAAACATCAAATTTGTTACTTGTTCACTATATTGATATCTTATCGCTTTTTGAGACGTACTTGTTAAATTTGAAACAATTGGTGTACAATAAAAAGACGAAGTGACGATTCTATAAAAATTAGGTATTTTTTTATTATCTGATGAATTAATATATTCAATTCTGTACCCAACTAATCCTTGAGGTGTAAATTTATTTCTATCATCTGAAGGAACATTTGACAAATCAATAATTAAACCTCTTACAGAAGGTAATGATGCGAGTATTCCACAATCGGTAATTGTTGTTCTAATTTGTTTTGGTCTAATATGAAGTGTATAGATTCCTAAATCAGAAAAATCATCAGATGTAAGTTTTAAATTGTATAAACCACCCAATATTTCAACATTTGGAGCAGACGTATCATCTGTTGTATCAGAATTATGATAAACAGGTGTTAAGACATCAACTGAATTTAATCTTTTAAATGTCACATCAGAGGTCGCATTTCTATCTAAGACATAGTGAAAATAAATTTCAACATCTTCTGGTGAAATGTCTGATGGTCGTATTATACCGTAAGAACCCGTTGCCATTTGTTTT